CTTTTAACAAAAGGTTTATCTATTACCATATCATAAACATGATATTTAATTTGTTCAGTTAATCCAGGTCTATATTTTTTAATTAACTTCATATTCTCTTGAAAGCTTAATCCATGAGCATATAATTCTCCATCAAGTATGACATCTTGTCTGATAATAGATAAATCATTTATAATATGTTGCATATTTTCAATAATTTTACCATCTCTACTAATTAAAGTAACTTCACCATTAGATGTAATTTTAGCTAAACAACGCATACCATCTAATTTGGGTTGAATAAAACAATTAGACCAATCTATTTTCTTCTTTTCATCATTATAAGACTTAGCCAACATTGGTAATAAAACTACTTCTGATTTAGCCCCATCTATAGTTTCAAAATAACCTTCAGTAAGTTTACCTTTATATTCACTTTCAAGCTCTAATAATGCTTGTTCTTCAGGACTAGTTTCATTAGACTTGCCTATATTTTTAGGTTTACATTGTTTAGAATGTTGAACTAATTTACCATCTAAAATACCTGATTCTTGAATTAACATTCCATCTTCAGTCCAAATATTCCATACTCTCACTTTTTCCTTACTATCAAGCTTATATAATGTTTTTTTCATATTATTTGTTTTGTTTTTATTGTACTAAAACCATTAAAAATACAATTAGATTAATTAATTTAGGTTACCCTACTCTAATTCAGGTTTAATCTTTTAATTTTATTTAATATTTTACACCATTAATAACTAACTGATTATTAATCCACATTAATGGTTGAACATGATAAAAACCATCATTATCTAATGTTACTAAAGCTGAAGAATTTATCCAACTATTTTTCATAGCTCTTGTAGCATAATTAAATACAGGAGCATTAAAATTAGCACCAGAACCCATATTAAAACCTCCAACTAAACCTTCAATATAAATTTGAAATCTATGTGTATGAAAATACATAATACTTTTTCTATAAGTATCTATAGTTTTCTTAGCTGAATGTACATTCAAAAATTCTCCATGATTAATATCTAAATGTGGACCTAAAGAAATACAATCATTTTTCCAATTAGTAAATACATTATAACCCCTTTCTAAAAGTTTTAAACCTTCTATTGGAGATTTAAGAGCTGAACCATATTTAGCAATATCTACATCTTTAGTAATTCTATTATATCTATCTTCATGATTACCATAAATAAAATCTTTAGTTCCTTTAATATTTAAATCATCAAATTCATCTAAAAATTTACCTGATTCTTTATATTCCCATTCTAAAGTAACTTCTGGTAAAGCTATCTTACCTCTATCATGAGCTGAAAGACTATTAAGATCTGCTATATCTCCGGCTAATATTAAACCTTGTAATTCAACTTCTTTACTTAAATATGTAAATACAGAATTATACATAGCTTTATTATGCCAGGGTGCATGAGCACATCCAGTTACATAATAAGTACCTGGTGTATTTCTATTTTTAGTGTATTTAGGTAAGGGCCAATTAATAATCTTAGTTTCTTTTAAATTTTCTTTATTTTGAGTTAGTTTTTTATCAACAATATTATCAAGTATTTGATTAGCTTTTGAAAGATTATTATTTATATCATTAACTAAATTAGTTAATTTACTACTAGGATAAATTTTCTTTCTTAGTTCTTTTCTAGCTTCTTTAAATTGATCTTCAGAAGGAGGTTTTAATGTAGAATACTTTTTATTATAATATATATAAAAATTATAATAACTTTTTTTTAAATATGCTGGTTTTTCTTGTAAAAACAATTTAGCTCTTTCTAAACCAGTATCTATTTTTTTCTTTTTTACCATATTATTTCAATATTTTTTTCTTTTTTTAAAAACTTATTTGTTTCTACAAATACGTTTTTATAATCCCAATCATTACCTATTGTAGGATAATCTAATTCAAAAACTAAATGATTATTATCAATTAATTTTCTTTTACTTTGAGCTTCATTACCTATTAATATAAATACTAATTTATCTTTATTATTTAATATTTCTATAATTTTATTAGTAAAAGTTTCCCAACCTTTATTATAATGACTTTTAGGTTTTTTAGCTTGTACAGTAAGTACACTATTTAATAATAATACTCCTTGTTTAGTTAAATATTCAAAATCAGTTGAAGATTGTAAATTTAAACCATTATAACAACTTTCTTCAATAGCTTTATGTATTTTTAATAAAGGTAGTGGATCAGGTAAATGAGTTTCTTTTATACTAAAAGCTAATCCATTATTTAAATTATCTAATTCTTTGTAATGATAAGGTTCAGAACCTATTATAATTACATTAATTTTATCAGGTTCAGTTAATTTTAAAGACATAAAAACTTCATCTTTTAAAGGATAAATAAGTTTAGTTTTTCTTTCTTTAACTAAAAATTCTCCTAATTGAGTCATATAAGATTTAATAAATTCAGGAGCTAATTCTTTAGCCCATGTAATACCTAATAAATGTTCTAGTCTAATAGCTAATTTAAATAAATTATCTAAAGTTATTTTTTCTTTAGTTTCCATCATCTTCTGTTTCAAATGAATAATTAGGTTGATCTACCGGTGAACCTTTAACTTTAAATTCTTCTCTAAAATATTCTATTTCTTCAAAATAAGGTATTGAACTAGCTTCTAAATCTCTAGGTACTTTAGTTCCAGTTAAATTATCTAATTCTATAAATAATTCTTCACTTTTATGAAGAACTTTATATAGTTTATTCATAGGTGTAGAACCATAAAATCTTATAATATGTTCTTTATAATCTTTACTAAATTTAGATGGTTGCCAATTAATAAATTTTTGATAATCTTGTTCCCATCTAATAGGAATATTATAAACATACATTGTATGATATTTATCTATTTCATAAGAAATAAAAAAATCTGGATGAATAGTTAATTTCTTATCTAACTTTTGAAATCCTATTTTACCTGAAAATCTATATCTTAATAATATTTTATTTTTATTAATAGTACTATCTGGATCTAAAGTACTATCTTTAATAAAACAATTTTGAAATAAATTATTAGGAAAAGGTCCTCTAAAATCAGATTCATGTAATCCTAACATTGGTAACAAGTAAACAGTACTTTTATTTATTCCTTTCTTTTCTCCACTTAAAAATTCCTGTATTACTTCATTATTCATATATTATTGGTTTATAATCATTAATATCTACCCCTGGAATAGATTCTAAAATTTTACAACAAATATAATTTTGATAAAACTGATTAATACCTTCATATTCTCCAAACTTTTTTACAAATTCATGTAATACTAAGTTAAATAAAGGAGTTCCATATTCATCTTCATCAATTAGTTTTTTAGCAAAAACTTTACCTTTACCTGGAATTCCTTTAGTATTATTATGAGTTCCTGTAATTACATTAATCCAAAAATTATATTCACTATCTTCATCAAGAGTTGTTAACCATTCATTTTTTCTCCAATTATAATGTGTACCTTCTAAAGCTAATAAATCACTATCTATTGCACATATATGACTATTAGGAATATTTAATCTAGCTACATTAACATAATCATCTACTTCAGCTCCATTAGCTTCAAATATATTAAATCTTGTAATTAAATCTTTTTTAACAAATTCCCATTGTTTAGGTTGTTCTTTTGATCTATTAACTTTATAATTTGGAAATATTTTTCTTTTAAAATCAATAGTATTTTTTCCTTTAATGAAACCAAGATAATGAGTAAAACCACCTTTTCTTAAAATACTATGTAGTACTTCATCAGCAGATTGTTTAAGTTCTTCTTCTGTTTTATCAGTATATTGAAATACCATATTACCGGCTTCTGATAATACTTTTACAGGATTACCTTCACTATCTAATACTTTATTACCATTGAAAATACTAAAGGCAACTGAATCACAATCTATTATAGCTACCTTCATGATTTAAATCCTAATTTAATTCCAAACTCTAATAATTGAAATACTTGTTTAAATTCTTCTACAGGAATATCTTCACAAATATCTTTAAAATCTTCTTTATCAATTATTTCCTTACTTTCTATAAAATGATATAAAGTATCATATAATTGATTAAATAAATAATCTGGATTATCCCAACTACTTTTTTCTTTATTATTTAAAGTTAACCATACAAAATTATAATCTTTACTACCATCTTCATTTAATAAAATACCTAATTCATATTTTTCATTTAATGATTTAATTATAGTAGAAGCACAATAACCATCAAATTCATCTCCTTTCATAATTGTATTATTTTATTATGTTTAAATTCATAACCAGGTTTATATGACCAAAATCTAATATAAAGTTGTCTATCTTCTGGATTTTTTATAGGTATAAATTCAGAACTTATTTTACGAATAAATGTAAGTTTATCATCAACTATTTTACCTAATTTAGTTAATAAATCTAAAGAACATTTTTCATAAGCAAATCTAAGATTATCTATATCTTGTGATTGAACTTTTCTTTTAGCTTTTTTACCAGTAGTTTTTTCATTCATTTCATCAAAATAAATAAATTCAACTCTAATAGGATAATCACTAGATTTAAATTCTTTTAATTTATTAAAATATTTTAAAAAATCTCCTTTAATACTTTCAATTACTTTAATTCTTGTAAAACTACTTGCAAATCCAGCATAAAAATCATTACCTTTAATAGGTATTGATCTTTCAGTTCCAACTGTTTTAGTATTTTTAATTACTGGTTGATTAGTACTAATATCAAATATAACTAATTTAGAGCCTTTGTGTTTAAAATGATATTTAGTTGTATCTTGATATTTCTTTGGTATAGTTTTTCCTTTTTCATAATATGTAGCTCTTCTAGCATCAGCTAATTTTGTTCTATTTATATATTTATATACTATTGTTTCTTGTATTAATTCTTCTTTCATATTTATAAATAGAATAAATACCTAGTAAAATTAATTACTAGGTATTTTTAATTAATTTAATTAAACACCAGCTTCTGACATAGCAGGTTCTATAACTTCTGCTTCTGTAGAATTTACAGTTGTAGAAGCTAAATCTTCAGCCATATCATCTACTGGAACTACTTCATAAGTAGCTACTTTTTTAGTTCTTCCAGCTTTCATTCCAAAGCCAACTAATACTTCATTCATTTCTTTAGTTGTAATACCAAATCTTTTAGCCATTACATCTACTGTAACTCCAACACCTTTGTAAGCAGCTACTACACTTTTTTTAATTGTAATTGTTTTCATAATTTTAATTTATTTATTTGTTTTTATTAATTTATTTTTCATTATAACTGAAAAGTTTTTCTAACCATTCATTTAATTTTTCAGAAGTTTCTTTAACTTCATTAATATAATCTCTTATATCTCCATCTAAATACCATTTAACATAACCCTTATGAGTTCTTAAATCTATAGATAATCCACTTGTTTTATTTGCTAATTCTTGATTACCTGTATATTTTAACCAAATATGTTGACCTCCACTATTAGTTTGATAACCAAAATGTTCAGCTAATTCTATTTTAATTAAATAAGGTATATTATCAAATCCACATTTATCATTATGATTATCATCTATATCTAATATAATATAAGGAGCATTAGGACATATAGCTAAACTAAATCCTTCAGGAACTTCACCTTCAAAATATGTTTCATCTTTAACTAATGACCATTTAACAATTGGTTTCTTATCTTTTAGAAGGAATGTCTTCATATTTAAAATTTATACATTTTTTTAGCTTTAGCTGTCATCCAGAATTTCTCATAATGATTTCTTTCAGCAAAGTGATATACTCTATCAAATTCTACATAATCATAAGTAGGTTCAATATCACTTATAATATCACCTAATTCAATTAGATTAAGTTTTAAATATAATCCATATCCACATAATATAGTACAAACAGAATTAAAAGCACTTCCAGTAACACTTAAATCTAAACTATTATCTTTTATAAATTTTTCTATTTTTTCTTTCATATCTTAAATATTTGAATAAGGATTTTGAGCTGTCCATTCTTTTAAAAATTCATCTTTTTCTGAAGCACTAGTAAATCCTAATTCTTCAAAACTATCTTTTAATCCTATTCTTTCCCAAGTATCTCTAGTATTAGGTAACTTTCTACTTGAAATATCTATAGGTTGTTTAGGTTTATACAAAGTTTGCATACTACGAAGTAATTCTTCGATTGTTTTTGGTTTTTCCATTTTAAATTTCTCTTATTTTTTGTTGTAATAAAATTAAACCTTCATCAGAAATTTCATGTGTTTTTAACCACAAGTTACAAATTTCTTTTAAAGTAGCTACATTTTCTTGTATGATTTTTAATCTTTCATTAAAAGCTTCAGAATTAAATATACTTTCATACTGTTCTAATTTATCAATTAATTCTAAATATTTTAAAACTACATTATCTGTATTATAACCTCTTTTATGATATTTAATACATCTTTCTAATTGTCTTAGTATTCTTGATATTTGCCATATTTCATTACTTAAAAAAGCAGGATTCCATTTATTAATATCAGCTATTTTTGTAATTTGTGAACCTTCAGAAAGATCTAAATATTGTTTAGTTTGTAAATCATAACCTTTAGCAATAATATTCATATCAAATGATGAAAGTACAGCAAAAATATTATCTGCACTCTTTTTTAAAATAATATTTACAGGAGTACAAGTATTATACATTATTTTAATTGTACTAACTCCTCCAGTATTTTTACTATTAAAATCTCTGTCTTCAAATGCTTTAGCTTTCCATAATTCTAAAGGATCTAATATTTGAAACATAGGATTAAGAGTTAATGTATAATAAAGTTTATTAAAACTCTTTTCATTATAAGCAAATACATCAATATCCTGTCCTTCAAAATATTCTAATAAAGCACTACCTGTAATACAACCTTTAACATCTATTGTTTTAATATAAGCTATTGCTTTTTCTATTTGTTCTTTCATTAATTTTTAATTTTTTTACTTTTACTGGTAATATATGAATTTCACATACAGGACACCAATATTCTTGTGAACCTCCTGTTTCTGATAAACTAAAATCAATTATTTTATTATTATTTAATTGTACCCAAGCTTTAGCTTCTATTTTATCTTTTTGACATTTTGGACAAATAAATTTCATATTATTATTATTTTAAAAATTAGGCTTTGTTATTTAAATTTATATAGAGGCTTTGAGTGGTTTATGTGTATAGCCAGAACTCAACTAACTATCCTCATTGATATTACTATCAAAATACTGTTTTGACACATGATCAGAACCTTTTACGCATATATAAATTTAAATAAACAAAACCTAATTAATTATTTAAATTCTTATGAATTTAAATGTGGTTGAATAGATTCAACAGCTGCTAAGATTTCAGCTACTGTATAAATTCTATTTAATCTAACAATACCTTCACTAAAGAATAAACCATTATCTTCAAAATCTTTAAGAATATTAAATTCTTGCATTGCTTGATTTACTTGATTAGCTACAGAAGTAGATTTATCAAAATTAATCCAAGCCATAGCTTCTTCAGCCAATTGATTTTTCAATGGTGTTTCTGGTTTTGTTGGATCAGAAGCATACTTAACTACATTAGCTTTATTAATAGCATTTACTGTTTCAGTAACAACATCATTAAAATTATCAATCTTAGTAGCTTTAAAGTTTTTACCTACTAAATTAGCAGCTAAAGTAACTAAATAATGAGCTTTGTTTTGAGCTTGTACAAACCCATCATGACTAACTGGACTTTCATCTTTTGCTGATGATAAATAACCACCATTTAGTAATGTAATTTCACTTTTTTTTAAAAATTTCATGTTTTTTGTTTTTATTAATTATTAATTTATTTTATTTAATTCATATCAGTAACCCAATTATCTATATGAGTTACGTTAGTAGTATTAAACCATCTACCATAGCCAGCTATTTTTTTATGATCATGTGTATGAAAAGAAATTATTTCATCAATTTCCCATTTACATAATTCTTTACCTTCTTTTACTTCAATATCTTTATCACGTTTGGACCATTTTATACCAGGATAATCATTATCACCAAATACAATAGCTGTTTTATATTTTCTAGGTTCTGATAATAGTTTTACAAAATATTCTTGATCATTATTTCTACCAAGTTCTTTAAACATTTTAGTAGTATCTAATTTATCTACTTTATCATATTCATATAAAACACTTTTACCACCAGTAATAACTATATCAGCATAAAATTGTTCTACTAATGTTTTAGCAATACTTAACATAGTACCAGCAACTCCATCAGGAATACTACCTGAAATATCTATAATAATTAAATTTCTTTTAGCTGTATTAAATTCAACACCTCCTAAAGGTAAACCTAATTTTTTAGTATATAAAGTAGGATTATAAGTAACACTATTTAAAATATTTTCACTAATCGCTTTTTCAATATCATCTAACCAACTAGGAAGTAATTTTAATTCTTTAATAACATCAATATTTACTTTATAAGATATTTCATTAAGAAAAGTAGAACAATCTACTATTTCATTATTTTCATCAATAATTAATGAATCAACTTTACCAGCTTCTCTCCAGTCTTTATCAGACATAGTTATTTCAGGACATCCAGAAGATCTTGCTACACCATATTTCCAAGTATTATAAAAACCATGTCTAGCAAGTATATCTTTCCATTTAAATTTGAAATTACTTTCTATCATACTTTTCCAAAGTACTTCAAATTCTAACATTTGAACACAATTATTGTATTCATTTTCTTTACCTCTGATGAATGGTACACCTAAAGGTAAAGTTTCTAAATCTTTTTGAGTTTCAACTAAATATACAATTGGTAATTGTACTTTATCACTCTGAATTAACTTTATCATTTATTTTTGTTTTTAATTTTAACCAAGATATTTTTTCATTTGGTAATAATTCTACTCCATTTGCAGATTTAATAACTTCACCTGTAGTATTTTCAATAACTTTATTTAAAATAGGTAAAAGTTTAGCTTCATAAGGAGTATAAACACCTTTAATTATCATATCTACAGCTTTATCAACACTTCTTGGACTAAAATAATTTGTATCTGAAGTTAAAAATGTTTCATTTTGAACTAAAGTTATTAAATCAGTCATAACTTCATCAACCATTTGATATTTTTCAAACATATAATCAGCCCACATAGAAGGATCAAATTTTACATCATAAAATATAAATCTTTCTTTAATTTGAGGTGTTAACATACTTGCTCCTTGTTTATTAGCAGCTGCTACAATCATGACATCAGGTAATTTTTTACCACTAATCATTCTTCTTGTTGTTAATAAAGTAAGAAAAGCATTTAATACCATTGGGTTAGTATTCAATAATTCATCAAGAAATAATATATCTCCATCTTTCATTCCCAATAACTTGTCAAAGTCAAAGTAGGTCATAAGACCTGTTTCTTGTACTGGTATCGCAATTCCTGAAATTTCATGAGGCATTAAAGTAGAACCAATCATTTCTACAACTTCTACACCTTTTTCTTTAGCAAAATTATGTATAATAACACTTTTACCTAATCCTGGATTACCTATAAATAATGGAATTACATTTTTTCTTAATTCATTATCTACATATATTTTTTCTAATATTTCTTTTATTTTTTTCACTGTAGTTTCTTCATTTTTTATATTATATAATGTTTTTAAAGCTTCTTCTTTTGTTATATATTGATTTAATCTTATACATTCATTTAACCAATGCTGTTCTTCTAAAGTAGCTATTCTAGTTGTTGTTAAATCTTTACCATTATTAGTTGATTCATCATATCCATAATAAGATTTACTTTGAGAATCTATATAATATCTATATCCAATATTATTATGAAACATTTTTCCATATTTAAATATATAACCACTATTATCAAAATAAATTTCTCCTTCTACTAAATCTTCATATAACATTATTAAATAATAAAAATTGTGTTAATTCTTTTTTTTGCTTATTTTTCATACAATCACTGGGATCTTTACTTAATTTTATAGGATTAACAATCCATTTTAAATTATATTTTTTTTCATATTGTTTACTAGCTTTAATACCAGGTTCATCATTATTTAAATAAATTATTATAGTTTTAAATCTTAATTTTAAATGTTCTATTATAATTTCAGGAATAATAGTTGATTCAGATTTAGGTGCTACACTAATTAAGTTATAATTTTCATTTAAACAAGCTACATCTTTAAGTGAAGAAGTAATAATTAATTGATTTCCTGACTTAGGTAATTGATTATAACCTTGTAAATCACTAATACCTGTATTACTATTCCATTTATATTCTTTTGGTTTATTTGGAAATAATAATTGATATTTATAATTATAAAAATCATAAGC